CCTCGTCGTACGTCACCGAGGTTCCACCGATGGTGGAATACTCGTTGGCGGCATTTTCGAGAACGTAGGCAGTTGTCGTGCTGTCCCGGTCCGTGTGTGATTCCCGGTTGCCGGCCAGATCGAGCACGACGGATTCGGACTCGGCCGTTGCCGTGAAATCCGTGTTGGTCAGGCGGTTGAGGGAATCGACGGTAAAGACCCTGTTGTCATTCGCGATTCCAGGCACGCCCGTTGCACTCTGGGTTTCCGGATTTCCATCTTCGTCGTGCGTAAACCCATACGTCGCGACATCCAGTTGCTGGATGCCGTCGGGGCAGTAGGTATTGGCCGCCTCGGAAATGCGCCGATGAGGGTCGTACTGAAGGTCATATCCATAGTAGCTGTTACCGCCCGGCGCGGTTGTGATCGTGCGGCGCATGTCGAGCAATCGACCGTCATAGTTATGGTCAATAAGTAGATTGCCGCCCAGATGCACTGTGTCGACCTGTCCCAGCGGCGTCACCGAGAAGGACAACGATTCTGTTCCCGGGTAGGTCAGCGACATGAAATTGCCGGATTGGTCGAAACCATAGTCGACTGTTCGCGGCGTTTCCTGCGCGATGGTCTGCGCCTCGAAATCGAGATCGCCGAGACCGGTGTAGTCCGTCGAACATGATGCATCGGCATCGGGGACCGTCGTCGTTCCGCGTTGCGCGAGGGTGCGCCTGCCCAGGGCGTCGTATTCAAAGGAGTCGCGAGCCGAACCGGTCGTACCCGTGATCAAGAGCCCCCTGTCATCATATTCCATCGTGCTGACGAAACCGCGCTGGTCCGTTCGCACCATCACCCGGCCGGCGTCGTCGTGTTGCAGCCGCAGACAATCCGTGCATGCGGCAATCTGCGGCTCCGTAACGTCGATTGTGTTATCCGGATAGACGACCCGCGTCATGCGGCCCAGCGAATCGTAGCGGAACAGCGTGGCTTGATCCGGCAGCGCGCCGCCAGCGTCGTTTTTATTCTTCGCCACCTGCGTGATGAGTTGGCCCAAACAGTTGTAGGTAAATTCCGTTTGACGTTCCAGTGGCCCGCCGAGGTCCTCGATCAGCATCGTGGGCCGCCCGGCCAGATCGCGATCCGTTTTCTCAACGATGTCGCGTGGATCGGTTCTGGTCACGCGCCGGTCAAGGGCATCAAGGGTGGTTGACGTGACCAGAGGCGGCGATCCTGCTTCCGTCCTTGACGTCTCCCGATCGTGGCCGTCATATCCGATCGTGAACGTGCGACTCCCGACACCGTCGTTGATAACGATCGTGTCCAGACGACCATTCGCCGCGTAGTCGTCATCTGTGAAAGATGCGGAGGGGTCCGTGACCACGTCGATCCGTCCATGGTCATCGTAGGTTGTTGTCGTTGTATTCGGTGTGGCCGAATTGTTGTTGTAGGTCGTCCGCGTCATCTCTCGCCCATCCGCGTCGTAGGTGTTTAACGTAACCCGGTTGACCGTGACGTCCGCCATCAGCGGGTTCGTCAATATGGCGGTCGGATCGGCCAGGCCTACACTCCGGAGGCGACGACTGGCATTGTCGTACGCGAATACAGTCGTCTTTCTGGCGGTGTTCGTTGACTCACTCCAAGTCTCGCGCAGCAGGTCTCCGCGGGAGTTATAGACGCGATCACGAAAGTGCCGCAGCCCGTTCGCATCCTCGGGAAATGTCGTCCGCCTGAGGCGACTCAGCGCATCGTAGGTTATGTCGGTCACCGCCGAGTTCATGGCGTCCAGCTTGACAGTGCGGCGCGTGACGTTGCCACGCTTGTCGTAGTCGAAGTCCGTCTGGCCGCCCTCGGAATCGCTGATCATGTCAATACGACTCGTACCGTCGTAAACGGTCGTGATCACACGATCAGCAACAGTGGCATCCCCGGGCGAACGCTCTTCAATGACGTTGCCGCTCCAATCGAACATGAATTGAGTGACCGGATCGTTCGATCCGTCGACATTCGTTTCGAGGCGCTGGCGCGTTTCGTAGTTGAGCCCCTCCTCGTCGAGTTTTGCTGTGCTGTCCGAGAGAACGACGCCCAGCTCTTCAACGGTGCGGCGAGTGATATGATTCGCTTCGTCGTATTCAAATTCGGTTGTGATGATGTTCCCGCCGTCCGGACCGGGATGTCGCTTTTCCTGGAACACGCGATCAAAGCTGTCGTACACATTCTCCAGCATCGCACCTGTCGGGAGATTGGTGTATTGAAGATTCCCCATTGCGTCGAACTGGAATGTCGTCTCGAGATTTCTATCGTCCGGACCGGGAACACCCGGCGTAACCGATTTCAGCAACGGCATCGTCGAATCCACGAGGCCCCTTCCGTCATACGATCGGGCGATTCCCCTTCCGGACGTGTCGAATTCCGTCACGACATCGCCCAACCAGTTGTAGACAAAGTTGGCCGTCTGTCCGATTCCGCCGGGATCGAGCTCCCGCTTGGTCATTTGGCCGAGGCGATCGTACGTGAACACGGTAGCGATCAGCGGAGCGGAGGCGGGAAGACCCAATTGGTTCTTGTCCTCAACGTCAACCGTCGACAACCTGCCATTGACGTCGTATGTATTGGTCGTCGCATAAAATCCCCCCGAAATGCCCGCGCAGGGGTCCGTGACCGCCTGCGAGATAAGAAATCGCTCAACCTTGGCGACGCGTCCGTCGTCATCAAACTGAGTGCGCGTTACAAATCCGTCGGGATCGATGGTGACTTGGTCCTGCGTGGCCTGCGTATCGCAATAGAGGAATTCGGTGACGAAATCATCCCCGACCGGATTGTCAATCGTCTGCTTCGTCACGCGCAGGAGGGCATCTACCTCAAAGTCCGTAGTGAAGAAATCCGACGCGCCCGGCCCAAAGCGGGTCTCCTCGCGCATGAGCGTCCGGGTGGAAGTCGCGTATGTGAATTTCTTTTCCGGAATCCGCGTGCCGGACGTCCCCATTATGACGGTCGGACCGGCACGGCTCAGCAAGAAGTTGCTCTGCTCCCCCGGCAACCCGTCTCCGGTTTGCTCAGTGTCTCCATCCTCATAGTCAAACGTCACCTCGGACATCGGGCCGCGACCATCGCGCTGCTTGACGATCCGGGGACGATGGAACAGCCGCGTAACCGCCTGAAATGGATAGAAAAACTCGTAATCCACGTCGAAGAGCGTAAGGACATCCTGTCCGTTGGTTCTTGTAGTCTTGGTGCGGAACCCGAAGTTGTGGTCTGACAAGAGGAAGGGGGCGTCGTACTCGTGCGTTAAAGTCGAGCTATCCGGCAGGACCACCTGAGTGATGACCATTGTTCCTGACGCGTTGTTCACATCATGGGTGAAGGTGGTTTCTCGAACTGGTAGGACTCCCCCCAGGCCCGTCTGCAAATCCTCGTAAACCTTGATTTTCGCGAGCCGGTGATTCAACGAATTGGCGGTATCAAATTCGAAGTCAGTTTGCCGATACTCCGTTTCGTTCACGAACTCTCGGCGAGTGTGCGTCGTCGGGCCGCTCGACTTGTCGTGCTCCACAACGACTCGGAGGCCGTCCATGTCGTTCACGAAGCGCAATTCGGCGTCCAGCACCGTCGGATTGCCGTCCGCGTCGTTGGAGTACGTGAATTGGTACATCACGCTCTGATTCGAATCGCGAACTTCGGTTACGCGGCCAGCCGAGTTGTTTGAGAAGTACCTGGCGCCTTTGCCGGAATTGGGCACTACTCCCAGGATCACACCGGTCATCACGTCGGACTGAATCTGCCAACTGCGAAGATCCGTCATCGAACCAAGTCCCGATCGGACCGACACGAGCGACACGTCATCCATCGTACGAGTCAAGACAATTCGGTTTGGGTTCGTTGGTGCGTGGTCACGAATCTCGTCGACAAAGTCGTCGCTGCCGTAGTCGTATTCCTGAGATGCAAGAGCTTGCTGCGGCAGCGCAAGCGGACGAATAAAATCGATCCGACGCAAGCCATTCACGTTGCCCGTGAGGGAGTCATAACGTGTGGCGTCGGGTCCCAAGATGCGCGAATCCGTGCGGTAGCCTGTCAGGTGTCCGGCCCAGGGGGTGCCGTATTTCGTCTTGTTTGGACCACTCACCGACGCGCTTGTCTGAAAGTGGTCGGAATTCATGATGTGCAACGATTCGGCGGCACCAGGCAACAAACAATCGCGCCGCGAGATCGCCGAATCGTCGTTTCCAATATTGGGTAGATTATCTATGAAGGCCGCGCCAATCATGTCCGCGCTGCGTCCAACCGGAATAGTCAACTGCGCATTCCCTGCCGTGACATCCAAGATGGGTGTACCGAGATGGAACGCCTCCTCCAATCCCGGTAACATACAAAATGAACCTGTCGTTGCACTCACCGTGATAGTACGATCAACATCCACGAGGCCACTCGTCGTGTTGTATTTGAAGTGCACGGTAAAGTCTTGTGGGGCAAGTGTATTGACACCGATTGCTTTGAACGACAGGCGGGTAAACGTGTGTGGACCTTTAGGTACTAATGCGGGCATTTGCTCCGTCGTATCGGTCAGATTTACTTCGTCACCCGATGCATCCAATTCGCGATACATTCGCAACACGCTACGATCCCAATTGCCAACCACCCAGACTTGAAGCTCTGCATCTGTAATATCTAGTGGCCCACCAAGTCGCGGCTCGACATGATTCAAAATCTCTCCGTAGCCGATATCATTCGTGCACTCCCGAAGCGACGTAATGGTACCGTGATACGGCGCGTGCAGGACATCGTCACCCTCAAGGGATGTGATCTGCCCGAAAGTAGGGGGCACAAGACAAAAAACCGCGATGGCAATGAGTGAAATCATCGTACGATTGGATCTCATCTTCCACCTCCCTTATGGCCATCACCGATCTCTCTCGCCAGATCCGGCGGCAATCCGTAATCGGGATACTTCTCGTCAAGGTCGGCGCTGACCCGGCGCGCCGCCACGGGCCGCCACTTGGGCTGATCCATCTGACGAGTTGTTTGCAAAGAGGCAGTTTGTAAAAGCCAGCGGGACTTTGGGGCGTGCAGTTTCAGAGTGAATGGCACCGCCACGCGCTCCATTCGTGGCCTGATTTCCGAGGAATTGGCAATTGATGATGGCACCATCCGGTCTGATAGCTGCCCCCAAGAGCTCGAGCCCCTGATTGTCCGGGCCCGGCTCGGTTACGCCGTCACCGATGGCGCGGTTGTTCGAAAACCGGCAATCGACAAGAAGGAACTCAACACTCGTTTGGAAACTCCAATCCTCCGCCAGACAGATTGCGCCGCCGGCGCCGCTCTGGGCTTCATTACCTTCAAATGTGCATCCTCGCGCTTCGAGGCGCCCCTCGTATGAATAGATCGCGCCGCCATGTGCAGCGACGTTGTTGGTAAACGTGCAATTCTCGACAAGAAAATCGTCCACCCCAACGCCGGAAGACCTACCGAGAATTGCCCCCCCCACGCGATCGTCGGCGATCGTCGTGAGCGTGTTGTTGGTGAATACGCAATTGAAGAAGCTTATCGCTGTGAAGTCTGCATAGGCACCGGCGCCTCCGCCTCGGAACGAGTCAACGCCGTCTGCGATGTTGTCGATAATCGCGCAATTTTCAAATCTCGGACCGGCTTCATCGGCATTGTTGACATAGATGCCCCCTCCCGACCGTTGCGCCCAGTTCTCCGCGATGACGCAATTGCTTACCAGGGCGCGACCGGTGAATGCCGAAGGCGTAAAGACATCAATGAAGACGCCGGCGCCGAATCCTTTTAGGGTCGGAGGGTCGTCCTCGGCGAATCCATGCGCGATCGTAAATCCGTCGATTCGCGTCATGTCATCCGTTTGGCTCAGGTCGAGGACGTGAAAGGCGTTCTCGTCAAAGTTGACAAAGCCGGACGAATCGTTTTGCGTCAGGTCCCCGCTGAGAATCGTAATGAACGACTCGGGGTCCCGAGTGTCAGGAGAGGCATGGTCGAAGCCAATGTAGCCACCCTCAATCGTAATGCCGGCCTTGATTCGAAAAGTTTCACTTCGCGAGTCCTGGACGTGATCCGGGGGACTGAAGCCGCCGTCGTCATCAGGATAATAGGTTCCCTGTGCGACCTTGATCGTGTCGCCCGGCATGGACGCGTCGAGCGCGTCCTGGAGGTACTGAAACGATGATTGCCATTGCATCCCGTCGTGCGGGCCGCTAATGTTGCTGTCGTCGACGTACCAGGGCGTTCCGTAGGATGGCTCTGGTAGATAGGCAATGAGGAGAATAGCGAGAATCAGACAGGAAAGGCGCCCGGGCATGCTCATTTCACTCTCCTTGCCGCCCACGCCGCACATGCTGCAACGCTAACGGGCCGCGAAATACGAAGCGTGGCTCGCCCTACCTGTGGAGCACTATCGTAGCGAGATCGGCCGGGCAAATGCAATCCGATAATGAGACCGAACCGTAGCAACGTGGAGAATCCCATCCAACCGCTGGCGGGTTGGTAACGCTTGCAATTCTGGCCCTCGCCGCCTAACATTAGTGGGCCAAAGGGGTTAGCGTGTATCACGGACGGACATTCATCGTTGCCTTTGGACTGCCGCTTTTGTTCGGCACGAACATTCGTGCTGACGTAGAGATCACGAACTGGTTCTTGGGATCGACAGTATTCGATTCAGAGGGAAGCGACACGCAAGCGTCTGTCTTGGTGCAGAATCCTTTCAACGAAACGATCGTGGCCCAAGTCGGCGATTCATTTGTTAGCACGAACTACGACGTGTCTTGGCTCCTTGACTATGTGACGTTCGACATGGTCAGCAGTCACCATGCAGAGCAGGTAGTGGGCAGGGTGGTAGCAGGGGGTAATGTGACATTGACTCCGATGGCGGATTCCGTCCTGTCGCTGTCCGCGCAGTATCAATACGCATGGCATCCGTCGGTGTTTGCTAATGCGAGTTTGTCGTTTTCGGTCGTAGAATTGGGAGTTGCGGAAATCTTCCACGACGGCCTCACGGGGGGCAATACGCCGCTGGGTGATCCGTTCGGGACGCTGATCCTTCCCGACGCGACTGTGGGCCTTTTGGCGGGACGCGAATACAAAATATTGTTTTCTGCATTGATCGACTATGCAAATGAAGGCTCCCCCGGCCAACCGGGAATCAGCACCGCCAACATCTCATTCTCCATCACCCCCGTCCCCGAGCCCTCGACGCTCATGCTCTTTGGACTGATCGCCCCTGCGATCCTTCGCGCTCGGCGTACACGACGAAATTGAACGCTCTTTGCGAGCGAGTGGATTCCTCAAGCGTCCCTTCATTGTGAATCAGCCGGCCGTCCGACCCCTGACCTTCGGAACCGTGACATTCTCACGTTCGAGTGACGCGATTACTTGTCGCGCGAAGATGGTTGTCGCGCCGGCGATCGAGACGCCACGGAAAATCCGCCCACCCGCTGGTGGGGGTCCTGCCAGGCCGGTGTTGATCGGATGCCCGAGGATGATCAATTCGGCTGCATTCCATCTCGCCTGCTGTGATGGGTCGGGGTGGGGGCAGCGGGCTTGGGGATGGGCCTGCATTCGGGCCAGCTTTGCGGCGCAGGGCTGGAAGTCGCGGTCGGGATTGACGATCAATGCGCAGGCCAGCGGCATGGCCGGGCGCTTGATGCATTGGTTGCAGGTCAGGCACACGTCGCGGCGCGTTAGGCGGCGATCGGCGTCTGAAGTCGAATCCAATTCCTGCGCTGCATGATTTGCGTTTTCGTGCGACATCGCGTGCCGCTCGTTGGCGGCGGACTGCTTGCGAATCTGCCGTTCGTCCATCGGTACACTCTCGGGGTCACCGCGTTACGTCAAGCGCCGCTCAGCGGTGGATTGATCGCGAATCTCCGGTTGGTCCATTGGCAAACTCTCGGCGTCACCGCGCCACGTCATGCGCCGGTCAGCGCCGGCAGGATCGACACGAATCTCAGGTCCGCCCAGCCGAGGATTTCCTCTGTTGCGGTGCCGTCGGGCGTTGTCTTCTTGACCGTCTTCGTCTCGTGCCAGAGGCCGCTCTCGGGCAACTGCGGTACGACCGGACCGGCGATCGGCGTGGTGGGGTGGTTGCTGCCGAGTTGAGGCAGATAAGCCCACGAGTACTTGCCGTGCAGCGTCCGGCATGGCGGCGTTTCGACAATACCCGGTGGTTCGCCGAAGCTGTTGTTGTCCTGGTTTGCCGCCGGCGGCCAGAGTTGGTCGCCCATCGCTTTGCCGCCGGGCGGCGAATCAGCGCTACAGCACAGGCCGGCCAGCGGATCGTGGCAATGGCTGGTACGCGGCTCGAAGGTGGCGCCGAACCCCGCGTCGTGCGCAGCGATCCAGTCGACGAACTCCGCATCGTCGGTGTCGCCGCGCCACCTGGCATCGATGCGGCCGTGATACCAGCAGTTCCAGTGATAGATGCACTCGTAAGGATCGCCGGGAGTGCCATCCTGAAGGCACCACGGCGCACCCGAGGCGACCTGGAGCCAGTGCGAATCGACCGCGAACCACGCCTTCACGTAGCCGGTGTATTCGACGTACCAGCCACGATCGGGAATGACGGCGAAGGTGGTCGTGGCATCCGGCGTCACCGTCCAGGCGCCATCGATCGTCGCCGTCCGCGTGGCGCCGTCGTAGTCGACAATCTTCGACCACTGGTTCGCGCCGGTCCCGCCGGTGGTGCGGACCAGCATGCGGTTGTAATAGTCATCCTCCGACGACGCGGCGGCGTCGAGGACGATCGTGCTCGCGCTGCCGCCCTGCGCGGTTCCAGTATGCGTCGCGTTGGCCAGCGAGCCGTGGTACTTGTGCCGCGTGGCGCGGGTGCGGCCGTGATGAACCCGCCAGACGTTCTCGACCATCGGCAGCGAATCGCCATCACCACCGATGTAGGCCTTGACGATTCCTGCCCGCGCGGGAAGTTCGGACACGCCGACGACGGCCCGCAGGCCCGGCTCGACGCGCCATCCCCCGCCTTCGATCGTCAGCAGCGGCGAACTCGGCGAACTAATGACCGCCTGCGGGATTCCGTAGGTCTCGCAGTCATTGAGCGGGAACTTCTCGTCGGCGGTATTGTCATACGGCGGGTCGCCGTGCGTCTCCTGCGTCCACCACGATTCGATCGGCGGCACGGGGCTGAGCACGAAGTACTTGAAGCTGCCGGCCGCGGCGGGATCGTCCGACGAACTGAAGACGTCCCAATTCGCGTCCAGCACGCTGCTCGGGAAAAGTTTGCACGACAGCGGCGCATTCCTGTTGAGGACCACCTGCGGCGTTACTTCGACCGATTGGGGAACGACAATGGGATCGCCGTGCTCGTCGTATTCAACGGGCGTGCCCGGCTCGGCGTAGCGCACGAAGAGCGCGGGCCGCACGAGCGTATTCCCGAAATTGTTCACAAACTCCCACAGCCCGACGCGCTGAATCTCGTCGGTCAGCGGCGCGTCAACAACGTTGAAGGCGCGATCCGATTCCAGTTCGATGCCGATATGGCCGCCGGTCGCCGGGTCATACCCGGGGCGATCGATGAACGCCTGCACGAGCGCGGCGAGTCCGTCGAAGACCAGCCGGGCGCCGGTCGGCGCCTGCGGCGACTGTTCGGCAAACGTGAACTCGAACGGGCCGATTCCGCCGACGCGCCCGGGGCCGTTGGGGTTGGTGATGATCGGATTGTCCGCGTGATCGACCGTTGCGGAAAAGGGGTTCATGTCGTCGCGGTCGAGTAGCTTGATGTTGATCTTGATGTCGGCGTTGATCGCCGACCAGTTAGTTGTCAGTACCAGCCGGGCATCGATGATCGTCGATCCAGCCGGAATATCGAGTCCGAATCGGCAGTAGGAATCATGCTGGTAGATGCGAAACGTCGGTGACTGGACCTCGTCGTAACCGACTTGCATCAAACCGGCCTGTGGCACGGAACTTAGTTGGGTGAGGTCGCTCGCCGAGCCGGAGATGACGACCCAGCAATGGGCATCATCGGCAACCGCCGCCGTGCGATAGGCGGCATCGACGAATCCGGCGGGCAATTGTCCCTGTTCGCCGAACAGGCCGACCAGGAACTGTCCGTAATGCTCGGGGATGACGCAGTGCTCGGGCTTATGGTTTTCCGGCTGCTGCACCGCATCGATGACGTGCGAGATGTCATGCAGCAGGCCCTCATTGGTCTCGCATCCGTCGCAGCCCGATTGATTGCAACGCTTCCAGCGGCTGAATAGCGCAGGGCGCAGGACGCCATCCTTCTCCAGCCATTGGCCGATCTGATTGCCGAAAACAAAATCATCGGTGAACGCGCAATCCGAGCCGGTATGTACGCCGGGAAAGAACCTGCGATTCCTTCCCGCCGTCACCGGATCGCCATTGATGTCCACCGCTGCGGCGGCGGCAGCCGCCGCCAGGGGGACGACGGAATAGGGCGCGACGTGATGGGCAGCCACCGGGCAGCGGATGTCGAATATCTGATTGGGGCTCCACGTTATCATCACAACCCCTCACAGGGTTGGGCGATCTCGACGTTGCACTCCTCGGCCGAGAGTGGACGCACCAGCGCCGGGATCAGCGGGATGGCGACGTACTTCACGTCGGGATCATCCGCGATCGGCTCGATGGGCATGAGTAAGACCTTCCAGCCGGGGCGGATCATCGCTCGCGTGCCGGCCCAGGCGATCAGTTCTTCGCCGGACTCGTAGGCCTCCGGCAGGCCGGTCATTCGTTTGCAAACACAGGTGGTGCTCAAACTCATCGGGTCGATGGCGATGCTGACGCACACCGCGAGGATGGCCGCGCCACCACCGCCGCCGCCCAGTCGAACGATGCACCAGGCCATGTCGGGTGTATCGCGTTTGTCGATGGGCTGGACGGATAGCAGCGTCGCCACGCCCGATGGGGCGCTGACAAGGTTCGCCGTCATGCCCGTCTCGGCGATCGCGGATCGGTGCGTCTCGTCCAGCATCTTGACCAGCGCCGGCGTTTCGCCGTGCGTAATCGCCCGACCCACGGCGCCGGGGGCGAGCGGGTCGAGGAGGATCGCGAATCGATCGGCGACGTGTTCATCATCGGGCTCGACGACCTTCAGCGCCGGGCGCTCGACGAATTGGCCAAAATCGACGTGCGGCTGCACGAGGGCGTCATCAATACCGACAACATTGAATCGCGCGAGATATTGCCCCGAATCGTTGCGGACGCGGACCATGCCCAGGGGCAGTGCTTCGGCGGCCGCACCTCCCATCACTTTTGAATTGACGGTATTGGCCGCCTGCGCCACCGCGTTCCATTCGCCGGCGGTGGGGGCGAATAGTTGTCCCCGCGAGCGTGTTCGCACCTTGGCAGCCATTAAAATGTCGGCGCTCCTGTTCCAATGGACAGCGCGGAGAAGTCCGCCTCCTCGTAGACCTTCTCGACATAGACGCCGCGGGGTTCGCGAACCACGCCGATCTCCACGGGGCTCGGCTCTCCCTGCACGTCGCCCATTTCGACGCGGTCCTGCCATGCCGTCCACAGGTAATCGTGGCCCTTCTTGTCGATGCCGGTGATGAAGTCCACGGTGAAGTTCGTGGTGTTGGGTATCCGCGTGAACGTAAAGGTCACTTGAATGTCGCCGGACCCGCGAAGCAACCACGAAAAATCAGCAACCAACACCTCGCCGGCATCGAAGCCCCGAAACGCCGCATCGTTGACCGTGCCGCGCATCTCCGAGACGGTCCGCAGGTAGGTCCAGGTGGCCACGGCCTTGGACAGGTAGTGCGTCTCGGTCCAGTTGAAGCCGGGGATGATCAGGTCCACCCCCTCGATGCCGTCTTTGGTCACGCCGATGAAGCCGTGCTGATCGGGGGCTTCGACCAGGGCCGGTTGCGTGACCGCGTTGGGATAGCGATTGGTCGTCGAGATGCCGCGCAGGACGCGGTGCGTGCCGCCGTTGGCGTCGCCGGCGTACTCGGGCTGGCCCTCCGGCGGAACAATGGGCGGTGCGGGCTGGATGGCGTAGTTGACCACGCCGTTCCACAGGTCGTTTTCGGCGCGTTCGACGCTGATGCCGGCCTTGGGCAGGACGAGCCCCAGGTCGCCGTAGACGTCGAAGGTCGCCGGCGACGCGGCATACAGAGCGGTCATCGCCGCCTGAAGCGTGGCGGCGTCGAAGATGAAGTAGCTCACATCGACCGTCGGCGAGGTGCCGTCGGAACCCGTCTCGGCGCGATAGGCTTCACTGACGGTGGCCATGATCAAAACCGATGGGCTGTTGGACTGTTGGGCTGTTGGGCTGTTAGGAAGGCGCCACACCGCAGTCCCTAACAGTCCAACGGTCTAACAGCCAAACAGTCCAGGACTATCCGAACACCACGCGGCTCTTGCGCGTCTCCCTGATCAGCGTGACCATGTGCGTGGCGATTTTCTCGACGCCCGTGGCAGTACGTTTGGCGATATCGGCGTCGGCCAGGCCGCCCAACGTCGCCACGTTGAACGTGCCGGTGACGCTGGTCTTCGCGATGCCAGCGCCGATCGTTGAAAGACGATCCTCCAGATCGGCGAGGGGATCACCCGTTTTACTGCGTGGCGCGCCTGCCTTGTCGGCCTCCTCGCGGCGCTTCTTCGCCTGCTCGATCGAGCGGGCCAGTTCCGCGCTGGCCTGGTCGAGTTCATGCTGCGCCGCATCGATCCGCTTTTGGCTCTCGGCGGCGCCTTCTTCCAGCGATTCAACATGCGCCTTGGCGATCTCCTCCTGCGTCTGCGCGTGAATCTGCGCCTCGCGCTCGCGCGCGGCGGCGCGCTTCGATTCGAGTTCTGTCAGGGCTCTTGCCGTCTCGCGGTCGTTTTCACCGAGCTTGTCGATCAGCGCCTGGTCGGCCGCCAGGTTCGCGGCCGCCGCGTCGAAGCTGCCGTCGAAGAGGCCGCGCAAGCGATTCCAGGTCTTGGTCAGGAGGTTGGCGATGGTCAGCCAGGTCTCGGTCAGGAATGACGTGAAGCGCTCCCAGCCCCGCGACATGAAGCTGGTGGTCTCGATCCAGGCGACCTGGAGCCCGTGCCAGATGGACTCGGCGATGGTCAGCGTGCCGGCGAGGGCGTCGTGGAAGACGCCGACGAAAAACTGCGTCGTCCGCTCCCAGATCTTCCGCAGCTCCAGCGTGCCTTTTTCCCAGACGACCTTCAGCGAGAGCCACAGGATTTGCGCGGCGAGTGTGATGTCGCCGGCGGCCAGGGCGTCGGAGATGCCGACTACTACCTTGTATACTGTGTCCCGCAGCCGGCCGAACTGCTCGCCCAGCCAGTCCAGGGCCTCGGCGCCGGCGCCACTGACCACCAGCAGCGTTCCACCCAGGGCGACAATAGCGGAGACGACCAACCCGATCGGCGAGAGCATCGCACCGAGGACCGACACGACCACTCCCAGCGCCGTACCCACGCCGGCGGTGATGGAGGCCAGCGTACCCAGCGCCGCCCCGACGCCGGAGATGACGGCACCCACGGCGACTAGCGCGAGTCCGACACCGGTCACGCCTATGGCGATCTTCGCGGCGCTGATGACGAGCGCCTTGTTCTGCTTGATCCACTCGGAGACGCGAACCACAGTGCGGGTGACCGCGTTGGACAGTTCAACGACCGCCGGGGCCAGCGCCGACCCGATCACGAAGACGCCTTGTTTGACCACCCGCCACAGCGTGTGCAGCGTGTCGGTCAGCAGCGCTGCATCCTTGGCCGTCTGCGTCGAGACGGTCAGCCCCAGCCGCCGCGCTTCTTCGCGCATGGCCTCGATGCCTTGTGCGCCATCCTTTAGCAGCGGCAGCAATCCCGTGCCCGCGCGGCCGAAGAGTTCCATCGCCAGCGCCGCCCTGCGCGTGGGGTCCTCGATTCGGCTCAGTCGATCGGCGATAAGCAGGAACTGTTTCTCCGGCGCGAGGCCCTTCAAATCGTCGACAGTCAGACCGAGTTGCACCATCGCCTCCTTCGTGGTCACCAGCCCGCGCTCGGCGTCGAGGATGGATTTCTGCATCTTGCGGACGCCTTTTTCCAGCGTCCCCAGGTCGGCCCCGGAGAGTTCGGCGGCGAAGCCCAGTTCCGACAGGGCCTCGGCGGACAGGCCGGTCCGCGCCGCCATCTTGTCCAGCACGTCGCCGGCGCTGGAAAACGTCCGCACGGCAGCCGCCAGCGGCGCAAGCCCCGCCGCACCCAACGCGGCGATCCGCGCGCCGATGGAGCTGACGGAAGCGCCGAATGCCTGGAGCCGCTTCTGCGCGGCGCGCAGGCCCTTGGTGAGCTTGTCGCTCACGCCGAGTTCGACGAACGCCTTACCGGCCCGGACGCCTTGCGTGTTGGCCACTCGCCTACCCTCCCCGCACGCTGCCGGCCCACAGCTTGGGCAGCTTCGGGCGCTCCTTCTCCAGCGCACGTCCCATGAAAGGCCTCGCCTTGATGCGAACGCGACGCTTGCGGCGCCGGCCGCGCGAAAACTTCGTGACCGTGGTGGTCCCGCCGTGCTCCAGGACACGCGGCGCTTCGGTGGGTTTGTTCAGCTTGACGGGACCGACGACCACCGAGTCGCTCGTGCGGTCATAGCCGAACAGAATGAACCTTCTCAGCAACCCGACGTGCGAGTGCGGCGGCGAGCCCGGCGGCGCCGAGCCCTTGCGCTTGCGGATGCTGGTCCGCGCGGCGGTGCGAATGAAGGCCCCGGCTTTCGACAGCACGGCCCGCTTGGCCTTGTCGACGGCGCGGACGACTTTCTGGCGGTCGAAGAATAGACTTTTGATCCGCATTTCGATCATCATTTCGCCTACGGCCTACTGCCTACGGACTATCGCCTTATTTCCGGCACCTTGCCGTGCAGAAAGACATCCTTCAGAACTTCCACACCGACCTTGATGGGCTTAATGGGCTTGCTCATTGGATCAAAATCGCTGGGTCGATAGGTTCGCGTCTTCTTCGGATCGCGGTGGGCGTTGGCGATCAGGGCCAGCAGCGACGAGGTCCGCGACCACTCGTCCCGCATCCTCGCCTCGGCCATCGCCAGCAGCTCACGCAGTGTCAGCCGTCCGGGCTCGACGCCGGCGATGCCGGCGCAGCGCCAGACGAGACCCCAACATTCGCCAGCGCTTGCTCGACGGCCTTCTCGATCTCGCCGTCGCTCAGTCGGGCCTCGATCACATCCCTGGCCCGGTCCATCACCGCCCAGGTCTTTTCCAGCACCCGCCCGAGGTTCGCCCGATCCCTCGGGCTCGGGGAAAAATCCACGAGCTCCTCTAGCAGGGCCTTGGTCGCATGGTCGATGGCATCCCCGGCCATCGCCCGTCCGAATTCCTCGTCACTTACGCCTTTGGCGTCCGCTTCCGGCTTGCATACCGCGTACACCACGTCGCACAGCAGCACCGGGTCACGGATCAACTTTTCGATCAGCTTGCCCTCGACGACCTCCAGCAGGTCCACGTCGAGTAGCCCGCGGACGCGCTTGATGGCGTCGACGTTGATGGCGATCGTCCAGGTCCTGCCGGCGTTGTCGGAAAAAGACTTCATCCTCAGTAACCCCTCCTCATCACGGCGGCGTGATCCAGCTCGGCGCCGTGGCCGAGTAGGTCACTTTCGCCGTCACGCTGACGGTGATCGCCTCCTCCAGGGCCTCGCTCCGCGAAAAACCGGTGATCATGAAGTCCGCCTGGAGTCCCTCACCAGAAGCCGAATCAAGAACCTGAAAGCCGATGATGACGTTGGTCAGGAAGGCGTCCTTGATGGCAGTAAAACCGGCGTCGCCGGTGTCCCAGACCATCTCGAACTCGACGGTCGCCTCTTTCAGCGTGGCGACCGTCGCCCGCCAGCCGTTGTTGGCCCGGGTGGTCACATCCGCCTCGCCGGTCTCGAGCGAGAGCGTTACGTCCCGGGCATTGCCCAGCGCGATCCACGACCCGACCGCATCCTGACCGCCGACCTTGTAATTGAGCTGGGCCTCCATGCCGAGCTTGAATGCCATCGTTCAGCGCTCCTTCACTTAATAACCGATTTTTGCGTGCGAGTAAGAAAGCAAATTCACTCACCTCCGCACGCGGTACGTCACCGTCAGCACGCTGGTGAACACCCGCTGAGTGTCCAGGTGCTCGGGGGCAAAGACCGGCTCATTGGCAATCGAGACGAACGCCGCCTGCGGCGCATCATCCAATCGCTTCTGCCGCAGGTGGTCGGCGATCTGCTCCGTCAGGTCCACCAGGTCGTCGATGTCCGCGTCATCCGCGATCTTCTTTTGCACGCCGATGTCGATGGCGCAGTCGAAGTAGCTACTGTCCCGACTGGCGTTGGTGACCGTCACCGACTTGGGCACCACGCTGACCTTCAGGTCCGCCAGCTCGGGCAACTCAAAGGCCGGCTGATAGCGCCGCTCGGCGCCCAGCGCCGGGTCGAACGGCCCGGCGTTCAGCATGGCCGTCACGGCGTCGGCGATTGTCAAGATCGTGCTCACTTACTCACCATGTAAAACCTGTCGCAAAGCCGACCACGCTGGCATTCCCGCCGACCACGATGATGCCCGGCAGCTCGCCGATCCGCGTGGCCAGGCCGGGCTCGATGACGGGAGCGATACCGCTCCCGCCCGCCTGCGCGTAGCACTTTCCGATGACGGTGTCGCTTGCGCCGCGGGAGAGCAGATCAACCGCTACATTCGTGACCTGGTCCCCGTTTTGAATGACGAGCGACGTGATCTCGAACGTCCGCCCGGTCGCGTCGAACGCATTGCCCTCGCTGTCGGTCGGCGCCAGCGATACCGGATCGCCATCGGTGATCGGACCGATGGCCGCCTGCCAGCGCCGGGTATTTGCCGGTCGTCGCCACATCATCTATGCCCCCGCGCGGGTCAGCGCCGCCCGCGTACCGGCAGCGATCGGACTGCCCTGGTATTCGATCTCCACGCGCCCATGCCCCCCGTTACCGCTGTTGCCGCCGGAGTTACCGCCGCCGCCACCGCCGCCGCCTGGCGCCGTGCCAATCTGCCCATGGCTGGCGGCCGAGCCGCCGTCGCCGCCGTTTCCTCCCGGACCGATGCCGCCGGCCCCGAACATATCTGCAACCGCATCGATGCCGTTGGCGCCGTCTCCTGTCGGCCCGGCCCCGGCGCCACCGCCGCCGCCCGCCATCGCTCCGTTTCCACCATTGCCGCCAGCAAATGCGATCTCGCCCTCGACAACTGTGCCGCCGCTGCCGCCGGCGGAGCCGGCAAGCTGCCCTTTCAACCCGCCGCCCGCGAAGATGACGGAGCCGTCGCCGATGTAGCTGTCGCCGCCGTTCAAAACACCAGTGGTGCCCCCGCCCTCGCCGACGACGACGTCGTAGGACTGCTGCGCGACAACCGAAAAATCGCCCTCCGCATACGCGCCGCCGCCGCCGCCGCCCTCGCCGGAACTAAACACTCCCCCTTTGCCGCCGGCCCCCCAGCACCGGACGCGCACCGTTCCCGTGACGGGCGATACCCAGGGTGTCGTGCCCGGCATGTCGAAAACGGCAACAGCCATCTCGCGTCTTTCTCCTTACTCCGTCGCCGCGTGCTTGGTGTGAATCCGCAGCGTCCGGCGAAACGGGTCGCTGTATCGGAACGGCGGCTCATTGCCCGGGGCCAGGACTTCGTAGACGAAGGTCTTTGTTCCGCCTGCCTGTCCGGCAGACAGGTCGGTTTCGCGGATTCGATCTCCCGTCCTGGGAAGCGTCTGTGCGCCGGCGAGCACCAGGTCCGCCGTCCGCATCAGGAAGTCACGCGACTCGATTTCGTGGATCACGCCGAACTCGTCGGCCTGCTCGAACTCCGTCCGGCCGATTGTGGCGGACAGTTCCACCGAGTCACCGCCGCGCTGGTATGTCACCGTCCGCGTCATGTGTCGGTTGCGCTGGTCCTCCAGCCACGCCGATCCTTTGTCGAGCACGTCCATGTGTCGCTCCGCGACAGGCAGTTGGACTGTTTGGCTGTTAGGCAGTTGGGGCTCGTGGTACGGGGCCTTCCAAACAGTCCAACAGCCCAACAGCCCAACAGTCCAACAGCCCAACTGCCCAACCGCCTATTGACTCATCCGCACGCGGACAGTCGCATCCGCGTCCGCCGCGGCCGTCACGCACTTGCCGATCAGCTTGTTCGCCCCGGCGCCGTCACTGGTCGTGGCCACGTTGTTGGTGTCATCCCAATAGCAGTTGGCCCCGGCGCTGATCGCCGTGCCCACGCCCGTCGCCTTTTCGAAGTCGAAGACGCCCTTGACCGCCAGCGCGCCGAGGGCGTTCGCGGCGATCGGGGTCTTGGCCACGCCCACCAGTTCGCCGATCACGACCACGTCGCCCGCCGCCACGGCGGCGCCGGGCGTGTAGTCGATCGTCTCACCGTCATGCACAAAAGTTGCATGTGCCATCGTTCATCTCCCTTCGTTGCTTCGTGGCTCCGTCGCTACGTCGCTTCCGTTACGCCTGGCCCTTGCTCTTGACCCCGCCGCGCGGCTCCTGCAGATTCACGCCGAAATCGTGGTAGCCCCGCATCTGAATGCCGAGCACGTGGAAATCCGCCTCCGCCGTCTCGATGGTCGGCGACTCCTGGCCGTTCAGGAACGCGACTTCGATCACCGGCAGGTCCGCCGGATCGGCCAGCAGATACCACGCCTTGTCGGAAAAGCCGGTGTACTGCGCGTTGCTCAGATAGCGGCTCACCTCGACGCGGAACTTGCCGGCATGCGGGTTGGCCACGGGGTACTTCGTCGACGCCGTCGTGTCGCGGATCTCCAGCGACTTGAACAGCATCGTGCCCATCGCCGACAACGAGGTCGGGACCAGCAGCACCTGCGGCATGATGCCGATGGGTTTGCCATCCGCATCCACCTGGTCCATGAAGGTCCGTTCGGCCAAGCTGAGGGCGTCGATGCCGAGGGCGGTGTCGACGCCTTCGATGTAGTTGTTGTTGCCCGCCGTGAAGAACGCCGCGTTGTTCATGAAGACCGACCAGAAGATGTCGTTGATCTTCAGGCCGCTTCCGCGCCCCAGCTTGCGCGGCACGGTGGTGATGGCGCCGAGGTCGTCGTTGATGATGTCGCGGCGGTCGATGGACAGCAGCAGGCCGTAGGTGTCGGCCTTATTCGTGTAGCTCTGCTCGCCGAGCGTCCCGTGCTTCAGCTCGCCGCCGGGTGCGACCTTCTCGTACTGGTCCTTGCCGATCAGCCGGTAGCTGGTGACGGTCTTGAAGTCGGAGACGTTGCGGATGGCGGTGATGTTCCGCCAGGTGCGTTCAACCGAGAAGAATCCCTCCAGCAGGAACTTGTTGGCGACATTCGAGAGGATGCCGCCGATGTCGATGGTCGAAAACGCCGCCTGAAGGTTCTGACCGCCTGCCTGTGCGTTGCACGCAGACAGGAATGCGAAGCGCAGGACGCCGCGGCTGTCGCGGAAGTTGCGGCCGGAAAAGCCGTTGGCCCAGGCGGCCTCCAGCAACAGTTCCTGCAAACCGATCCCGCCGCGGAAGCGCTTCGAGGCCGCTTCGAGGGTCTTTTCGTCGTACTGTTCCTCGACCGTCGCGAGTTTAGCGGTGAGCATGCACGCGGCCTCGAGGACCTGGCCGCCCATCGCATTCTCGACGGCGTGAATGGCCGGCGCCTTGGGGCGCGAGGCCCGCAGCTTCTCGAGCTCGGTCTTCTCTTCCGTCCAGCCCTCGGCGATGGCCTTCTCCTCGATCTCGGAGAACTTGCCGGCGCAGATCCGCTGGATGGCGTTGATGCGCTTGGTCTCCGCCAGGGCCTGCGCCCGCAGTTCATCGAGACTGGAGACTGCCGGCTGTAGGCCGGAGGCGCCGGCATCCGTGCCAGTCGCCCGAACCTCCGTGTCCGTCGCATTCGCCGCATTCTCAGGGGTCCGTTCATTCTCGTGATCGTCAACCATGACGTTGTCCTCCGTGTCCTCACTAAGGCCTACCGCCTCCGGCCTATGGCCTTCTGCCGCCGCGATGGTCGCGGCGGTGTTCGTGTCCGCGGCGAGGTCGACGAAACTGATCTCGCCCAGCACCGTCCGCCGGGCGACGTACATCGGGCCTTCAAACGTCTTTCCGTTGACCGTGATGCTCTTGCCGTTCCGCACGAACTCGGCCTGGGCGACCTGGGCGCCGATCGAGGCCTGCCAGGGGAAGCCGCGCTTGCTGCTGGCGACAACCTCGCGGGCCGCGGTGGTGTCACGCGAAACGATGCCCTCGGCGATAAGGCGACCGGCCTCAACGGCGATGCGTTCGGTGTGGCCCACCCCCTGGTACATGCTGTGACCGAAGCGGACGGGCCGGCGCTGCGACGGGATCGAAAGTCCTTCGAGATCGACGACGATCGGGAAGCGCCAGCCCTCGATCCGCATGGGCTCACCGGTGTAGGCGATCATGGTGAAGCGGGGGACGGCCTGCTCGTCACCCTCGGCCGCCATCGCCACCAGCGAGATGTTCCCCGGCATGCAGCGCAGCACGATCCGGTCGGGGACCTGCTCGCTCGCGTCAGGCCGCTTGGGCGACTGCGTCTTCCGTGACATCGTCTTCATCCTCCGTGTCGTCGTCGTCGTCCGTCGGTACGGCTGGCGCCGCCTGCGCCACCGCGAGCCCCAACTCGCGCATCAGCGCGACTTCCCGGGCCCGCTGCCGCAGCTCCGATTCCCAGTCCAGTCCCGCCTTGGCGAACTCCGGAGCCAGCGTCGTCGTGTTGCTCGATAGGCGTGTGGCCTGGGCATTGGCCTCCTTCTGCGGGTCGACGTGCTCCAGCCCATCCCAGAACCACTGGTGCGATGCGTCGAAATCGAGCGTGCGGACCGACTGCGGCAGATACCCCTCGATCAGCACGGCCTCGTTCAGCCACGCCTTGAAGATGCGGTCGAGGACGACGTCGGCGAGATAGGCCTGATCGATTCGGATGGCTTTGAAGAATGCTTGATGGTCCAGGCGCCCCGAGGCGTAGTTGTAGCCCGATGAGTTGCCGGCCGCGATGTTGAACGGCATGTTCAGGCAGCGGGCGATCTCGTTGATCACCTCGTGCTTGAAGTCGCCATAGACCGTGGTGGGTTGCTCGGCCTTGATCTGGCCGATCTTCCAGCCGTAGGGCATGGTCATCCACGTGCCCCGGTCCATCTCGACCTGGTCCATCGGCTCGACCTGCGAGGCATCGGCATCGGCCGCCGCGGCGTCGGTGTAGATCACTCCCGATGGCAGTGCCGCCATCTCCGCCGCGCCCAACACGGCAAGCGTGTAACGCCGAAGCATGGCGAAGAGCGGCAGCGCTGGCGTGATCTCCGGGATGCCTCGGCTCTGACCTGGGCGCTCGGCGCGGAACAGGTGGATCACCGACTCGGCCGGCATGACGTCGAAATCAACACCGCCGGCCTTCCACGCGGCGTTGTCGCCGGGATGCTGCTGCAGCACGTAGTACGCGACGGGGTTGCCGAATTCATCGAACACGATGCCGTCAATTGGACTGTTTGACTGTTGGGCTGTTGGACCGTTGGGGCCTCGCACGCCGGTGCGCCCAACAGCCAAACGGTCTAACAGTCCAACAGCCCCATGTGGCGAAGCCACCTGATCGGCCTCGATCGGCTGCACGTCGAGCTGCACCGGCGCATCGACGCGCGGGTTCGTCGCCAGCAGGGCGAAGACCTCGCCGCTCTCGCATTGGGCGATTCGCATGGTTCGCAGCTTGTCGGCTAGTCCTGCGGCCCTCGCCCAGCGGGCGAATTCTTTCTCGAGGACGCGATTGGCCTCGGGATCGCCCGTCAGCATCTGGAGTCGTGGGCCGGTACCCACGACGTAGTTGGCCAGCGTCAGGACGATGCCCTTGGCGTAGCTGTTGTTGGCGACCTCGTACCGCGCCCGGCTCCGCAGGATGCGCCGCACGTCAGCGCCAACGGCGGCGTTGGCCGACAGGTGATCGGCGTTGGCCCAGTGCCTGCGGTTCTCGTGCGTCGTCTGCGCTGCGTCGTACTTCGCGTGCAGCGACGGAGTGACGAAGCCACGCAGGGACGAAGCGGAATCCACGCGAAACCGCCACGGCGCCACCGCGCGCAGAAGGGTCTCCGTCCAACCCCTTCGTGGTTTCGTCGCTTCGTGGCTACGTGGCTTCATTTTCAAACCGCTCCCGGCGGGACCACCTTCGTCATCCGCACGCCGAGGCCCTTCTTCGCCGCCTCTTTCGACGACAGATACCGGTCCGCCTCGATCTGCTCGGAGATCGAGTGCTGCTCGACGCTGCCGGAGTCGCCCTGGGCCCGCTTGGGCCCGGCGGCGTTCTCGCGGATGGCGTCGGTGATCGTCGGATCGTCAGCCACGTCGGTTCTCCAACTTGCGGGAGCGGGACTTGAACCCGCAGCGCCGGCGAATGAGGCCAGCATGTTGCCGTTACACCATCCCGCCGCCCCGGCCGGGTCTTCCGCAAGGCGAGGCCAAACAAAAACGCCACGCAGGTATGCAGCCCTGCACGGCGTGTTATCTGCCTGGAACGCAGCCCGCGGTGATCAGCCGCCGACCTGCCCTTGACGGTGCGAAGCAATGTCAAGGGCCGCTCGCCTCCGGGAAGACCCGGCCTGGTTGTCTATGGGATACTTATGCTGCTCGACTGCGACATGCAACAGCGAACGGGCGGTAGAACCCGGATTATTCCATATATGGAACGCGCATGTGGGGTGAGAGCGGGATTGAGACCCGCCGTCGATCAGAAAGCCACCCGCTCATACGTGATCACGCGCCGGCCGCAGTGCCGGCATTCACGGCTGCGCATGATCTTCCCGCCCCAGGTGCGGCGGGTGTAGATGACGCGGAAGTGGGCGCAGCCGCATTTGGGGCAGCGGAGTCCTCGCTGTTCGTCTTGCTCCGTTTGGGGTTGCGTCGGAGGTTTGTTCATCGTCGCGCCCCCTGTAGCTCGGACAGCCTGATCCTCGGGCGCGGCGCGGGCCGGGCGTCTGTGCCGAACAGGATCGCGCCCTGGATGGACGCGGCGACGGCGCAGCCGACGAGGCAGTCGAGCCAGTGGTTGTCGAGGCCGGCGACGCGGAGCTTCCACTCGTCGACGGTGCGGCCGCGGCCTTCGGTCTTGACGCGGTACTCGCTGGTCAGGTGGTCGGCGAGGAGGCGATGCTGATCGGCGGGCGAGACGCCTGGCCTATCCGCGCGGCCGAAAAGCGACAGGCAGCCGGGGTCGCCCAACGGGACTCCCAGCCGGGCGTGGACGAATGACTTCCAATAGTTCGTGTCGAAGACCGCGTGCCTCACCGAGCGCTTGCCGGTCACGACGGGGATGCGCCAATTCAGGCCGACGCGGTCGCCACGCTTGCGGCGGTATTCCGAAAATGGGATTGACGACGCCCCGACGTAGCGGCCGTGGCTCGGCATCACGACACTGGCGAACTTCGATTGCCGACAGAACTGATACACGACGTCCGACGAGCTGCCCCAGTTGGCGTCAATCAGGCAGCGGTCGATCCGCGCCACCGCCTCCTGCCTGTGCGTTGCACGCAGACAGGTCGGGCTCCCTCCTCGGTCGCCCTCAGCATCGCGCCGCCATTCGCGGCCCAGCGTCGCATCGGTCAGTCGTTCGAGGCCGGCGTAGATCGCGCCCTCCAGGCCCGCGCGTGGCGCTGCGCTGGCCAGCGTGCGGCGAATGTCGCGCAACGTGAAGTACGACTGCCGGCCGGAGGCCGACGCTCCCCACTGGTCCGGCTCGGTGCCGTAGTCGATGACGTAGCCGGTGAAGTCGTCCTCCCATGCGGCCACGAGCCAGAACAGCGCCTTGCCCTGTACGTCGATAAACATCGTCAGCGCCGTCGCCCCGAGCGGCACTTCGCCGCGTTTCATGCCGTTGACCTTCGCGGCGATCTGGTCAGCGGTAAGCAGCTCGTCATCGGCGTGTTCTTCGGGGAGCGGCTCGTTCTGGTACTCGGCCCAGAATGCCGCCTCGCCGCGATCCAGTTTCAGGTTCACCGCGTGCTGGATGGCCGACAATTCGTCGGGATGGTGCCGTTGCGGCCAGGCGACGTTTGCGCCTTCATCCATCGCCTCGCGGTTCTGTCGATAATGTTCCGTTGCGTCGGCGATGCCGCGATCGGCCCGCATGCCCTCGCGCCACAGCTCCGCGTAGCGGGCCCACAACGACTCGTTCGTCGGCCACGCATAGACCATCTTCGTGCGTTCGCCCTGCCATTGCGGGTGCTTGTCGCGGTCTAGGATGCGGTCGGCCAGGTCGTCGGGGCGCACGACGGTCAGCGTCATCAAGCCGGCGATCTTGCGCCCGGGCCCGGCCAGGCCGAGGATGGCGCCGGCCAGGATGCGTTCGCGCGTGACGCACTGCGACGGCGATCGCGCCGACTCGTCGGTCTGCGGATCGTCAATCAGGACCAGCGACGGGCGAATGCTGCTTCCGTCGACGCGCTTGTGCTTCATGCCGCGGATGCGCCCGGTGATGCCGGCGACCCGGATGATCGCGCCGCTGGCCCTGCTGTCCGGCATCGTGGGCAGCACGATTTCCCGCGCCGTCCAGCCGATGTGCGTCTGCTTGCCCTGGTAGAGCTGCCCGCCGGCGCGCTGGTGGATGCCTTCCAGCGCACGAATCGGAAACACCACCTCGGGGAAGTCCTCCAGCAGCAGCTCGTTGTTCTCCAACTCGGCCTTGATCGACTCCAGCATGTTGGCGGCGTGCTCTTCGTCCGAGCCGATCAGGGCGACGAACTCGCGGTGCCCGTACAGCAGCGCCCAGAGGCAGGCGGTTTCGCACAGCGACGTCTTGCCGCTGCCGCGCGGCATGGCCATCGCAAAGAGCCCGCCCTCCAGCACCGCCTGCTCGATCTTGGCGACGACTTTCAGATGGTCCGGCGACCACGGCAGGTGGAAGACCTGGGGGAAATACTGCTCGCAGAAGTAGCGAAAGTCGCCCGCGGCCCTGGTCTTCCGCTCCGCATTCACGACCGCCGGCATCTTGCCGATGTCGCGGCCCGACAGTGACAGCTCGATGTTGCGCTGCCGGGCCCGCTCTTTGTGGGCGTCGTAGCCGGCCAGGCCTTCGGGTTCCGGCCTGGGCTTGTGGCGCTCGGCGACCAGCCAGGCGACGTAGCGCAGCAGATCGATACAGCGCGGATCAGAAGTCGCCGTGATGCGCAGCCCGGCGCGCGTGCGATGGCGGTGCAACTGCCGCTCGCCGATGACTTCGCCCATCGGCGTGCTGTTCAGCAGCTGCACGAGCTCCGTCGGTCGCAATCGGCGCGGGTCAATCGTCACGGCCGGACATCTCCTTGACCAACCAGGCGGCGTACCCGACCAGGTTGATGGTGCCGTCGGCGTTGGTCGGCGCGCCGGCGTCGATGTCGGCCTGGATCAACTCGGCCGTGACGCGCGTTCCGCCCGCGGCGCTGAGCAAGCGGGCCGCGTCGGCCACGGGCAGCGCCGTCGGGTTCAGCGTGGGCCGGTCATTCTGGGTAAGGACTTCTCCTTGCATCACGCCGCCTCCCGCTCAGGTAAGGACTGATCGCTAGTGTCATAGGTATGACATTGACCGGCTGTCCGCAGCCAATTCCGGCAAGCAGGCAAAGCGCGTGCCTGACGCGCGACGGTGGGGCGCGTTGCATGCAAAAAGAATCTTTCGAATCCGGCCGGAATTGCGGAGAGATTCGCTTGATTCCGTTCGCGACAGTCGCCCTCATGTGGCTGTACGCATGGCGCGTACCCGACGCAAACGGAGACGACATGAAGACCTACAAGACGTACACGATCAGCGCCGACGGCCGAATCACCGTCCACGGCATCGAGG